GCGGCCGGAGCGGGCACCGCGTTGGGCGACGCCTTCAACGGCGCCGCCGGCATCGTGGGCGACGTGGCCGACAAACTCACCGCGTTCAGCGACTGGGTGAGCGCGAACGCCGAACCCATCAGCGCCGCCCTGGTCGGCATCGGCACCGGCTTCGCCGTGTTCAAGGCGGCCAGCGTCATCAGCGCCGTGGTCACCGCATTGCAGGGCTTCAGTGTGGCCAGCACCGCCGCATCCGTGGCCCAGTGGGCACTCAACGTGGCGATGAACGCCAATCCCATCGTGCTCATCATCACTCTCATCGCCGCATTGGTGGCCGGTTTAATCTATTTCTTCACCCAGACCGAGGCCGGCCGGAATATCTGGAGCAAATTCACCAGCTTCGTCGGCTCGTGCGCGAGCAACATCATCGGATTCTTCCAATCATTGCCCGGCAAGATAGGCGCGTTCTTCTCCAGCGCCGCCCAGTTCGCGCAGAACACGTGGAACAACGTGGTCAGCTGGTTCAGCGGACTGCCCGGCCGCATCCTGTCCGCCATCGGCAACGTGGGCAGACTGCTGTACGACGCAGGCTCCAGCATCATCAGCGGCTTCCTCGACGGCCTGAAAAGCATGTGGAACAACGTGACCGGCTGGATAGGCGGCATCGGCGACTGGATCAAGGAACACAAGGGGCCGCCCGCCTACGACGCCATCATGCTCGTCAACAACGGCCGGCTCATCATGAAGGGCTTCGCACGAGGCCTGCGCACCGGCTTCGACACCGACGTGCGCCGCACCATCGGCAGCATCAACGGCCGCCTATCCAACGTGCGGCCGGGCCCCCCCCGGCAACCCCAACGGCCCCCCTATCCACCGTCGTGTTCAACGGCGGCACCACCGCCGGCAGTCAGGCGGCCAGTACGACCACCGTTTTCAACGTCACGTTCAACGCGCCCGTGGACCGCGAGGGCGTGGCACGCGAAATCAGGAAGATTCTCCGCGACTACGACCGGAAGCGAGGCAACTAGTGGCGCAGCAGTGTTTCATGTTCCTCGACTGGGGCGACGGCTGGGTTGCCGTCAACGACCACGACAACGACGTGGCCGCGTTGGACGGCTTCAGCATCCAGTGGGGCACCGACGGCATCGACCAGCAGCCCGACCCGTCCGTGATGACGTTCCGGCTACGCGACTCGACCGGCTGGCTCACCGGCCGCGCCCTCACCCTGGCCGGCGCGCGCGTGCTCGTGCAGATCTCGGCGCAACCCACATGGGGCATGCTCCGCGACGACATGGGCGCATGGTCGGCGCAGCGCATGCGTTTGGACGCGATGCACCAGGCATACACGCCCGGCAACCCGTCCGGCAAGTCAAGCGCGGCGACGACGCTGTTCGATGGACTGGTGCAGAACGGCGGCGAAGCCCGGCCCCGCGGCGACGGCTGGCTGTTGGAGCTCAGCGCCTCCAGCCGCATGATCCTGTGGAAAAGACTGCAGAAACAAGGGCCCGTATCATCCGATGCACGCTACACGGGCCTGCATTGGGTCGGCACCATGGCCGAACGATTGACGGAGCTCAACCGACGAGCCAGGGAAGCGGACGCGCCACAGGCCAACGCCAACGGCCTCGACGCCACCGCATCCGTGGCACCCTACCGGACCGACGACTACCCATCGCAGCTCACTTTGCTCCACCGCCTCTACGCGCACTCCCGAATGTGGCCGATATGGTATGAATACCCCGACCATGACGCGAGCCGACTCGACTACATGCCGTTCGGCGCGCCCGCAAGCATCGGCATCGACGACACGGCGAGGCTCACCGTGACCGATTGGACGGGGGAGACGCTGGACGGCCTCGACGCCGCCGACATCATCACCGACGACGACCAGACCATCATCATCCCCGAACCCGTCACCCAAATCACCATCCAGGGCAACACCGCGAAATCCAAGGACGGCGCCCTGGAATTCGACGACCACGACACCGACTTCACCGGCCTCGGCAAACTGCCGGCCAACCTGACCATCACGCAATCCAGCATCAGCGCGGAATCGGACGTGGTCTCCGCCGACAACTCCGACGGCGTATGGGGCAGAGCCGGCGGCACCGTGTGGACGCCATCGGACGACGAACGGGAGGCGTTCGCGCAACTGCTCGTCTCGATGGACCGGCGACTGCGCCCGGACACCATCGTGTTCGACAGCCGGAAACTCGACCCCGCCACGCACGCCCACCTCTACCTCACCGCCAGCAGCGGGCCGCTCGTCATCCAGGGTTCCATCGCCTCACGGCTCCCCGGCGCCGCCGCCCAACCCACCA